AATGTCTTTTGGCGTTACATCATCCTTAGCTAACCCCCATTTTACTTTCTTAGCACGAGGATTCTCTGTTCCTAAAATTTCAAACCAACCCTCTAATTTACATACATCCATTACTTTAAATTTTGCACCATCTTTATAATAATCACTACTATGATTTATTTCCTCAAAATGTATAAAATTCTCTTTTTGCAAACCTGTCATATTTGTTGTCATAATTCTTGTTATTTCTACACCATCCCTACATTCGTGTTTTAATGATTTCACTTCATCCCCAATAAAATGACTACCCACATAGTCCAATTTATATGAAGTTAAATTTTCTGTTCTTCTAAACCAGTTTAACATATCTATTTGCACACGACCATTCATCTTAATATTTGCCAATTCATATGACCCACTTGCTAACTTAGTTGAACTTCTATCTATATCTAATTTACCAGGATTTTTGTAATCTATTGTTGCACATATTTCTCCAATGTTTCTAGATAATTGTAAGAATTCTTCCGTACAACCAAGCTCTTGCGAACGTCTAAACATAAACTCATAATCAAACATAGAAATGTTATACCCTGTAATTATATCTGGATCCATTCTTTGAACTAATCTTGTCCAAGCCAATAGAACTTCTTTTTCTGTTTCATATGTTTCTATTTGAGAATTTTCTACTGGAATTCTATTACAAGAATTTAATACAATACAGTGATTTAAATATGGTTCTGTTTGACCATATTTCATAAATGTTGAACCTATAAATGTTATTTTATCACCTTCTAATGGAGGAAAATTATTTCTCAATGTTCTTATTAATTCATTTATTTTACCTTCTCTTTCAAATTTTTTGTCACACATTATATCTGCGATTGTTGAATCCATATCACTATATGTTTTATTAAACCTAGATTTTACATATAATGATGTATTATCAGCTTCATATTCTGAAGTTGTATCATCTATAGATTCATCGTCTGAATCACTATCTTCTTTGTCTTTTTCTTTCTCTTCTGTATCTTCTTTTGTTGGTTGTATTGATTTATGCATAGCTTCAAATAAAGCCTCCACAATATGTTCATCAGAATCATCTTTTTTATGATCTCTTATCTTTGTCTTTAACCAACTTTCAGTTCGTTTTTGTAAATCTTCTATATCTTTTAATGGTTCTTTTGGATAAACTAAATCTATTCCATCCATTTTTTCAAACCCAAATGCAGCACTAACACATGAACACAACGTTAGTTTACATTTTATTCTATCAATATCCTCTATTTTTTCAAAGTGGTCAACAATGTTCGTTGCTAATTTTTTATATGATTTCACTGGAACTGGAAAATCTCCATGGCTACTAGACATCTCACCGTCAGTGCTCATTATGTTATAAGGGACGCTACTCTCTTTATCATTTAGCGGAATAATATCTTTATAATTAATTATAAATTCATAATCACATGATGTTGTCTTTGCAAAAAGTAACGTATACTTATCTTTTGGAAGAGATATCCATCCAGATGGACTTATTTCACGAATATGAAAGAAACGTAATAATGGCGGAATGTTTGCTTCATATAATTCAATGAATGTTCTTTCCCCATTATGAACAAATTTATACCCTTCTTTTAGCAATTGACGTTCTTTTTCACCATCTTCGTCCAACCCATCTTTATACCATAAGTTTTTCACTTTATTATAAACAATTGTGTTCGCAAATTTTATTTCAACAAATCTATGTTTTTTTCCAGCATCAAACCCATATAATTTCTTTCTATCAATTAATGAACATTCTAATATGCTAGTAGAGTGATATAACCCAACTTTTGACTTTAAATGTTCTAATAATGCCTTCGCTGTTGTTTCTCTCCAATTATTAGCAACTTTAAGATAAAAGAACGGATTATAATCTTCTATAAAAATGGATGCTTTACGTCCTTCTTCGTCTAAACCAAACATTTGTATGATAAAATGTTGAGGTGATTTAAGATTATCTTCTGAATCAGAATCATAATCTTGGTCACATTTTAGACTACCATTATAAATATTGAATTCGGTTAATTTAAATGCGAAATCCATTGTGTATATTTTTGATTATTCATTTATTTCTAATTCAATTTTTTTAATTAATATTTTATGTGCGCCGGTTTAGACGAATCTTCTTATAATAATCACTATCAATTTTCAAGTTAAATATTACGGTATCTAAGTCATGAGAATATCTCATAGTATATAATGACTTTTTATATTTATTATGATTTACATTAACAAAATGAATATGTAAATGATATGTAGATGGTTCATAATGAAAAAACATATTTAAACTTTCTTCTTTTAATCCATATTTTTCATTAATTACTTTCAGTGTTGTTTGTTTCATGCTTTCCAATAATGAAATATGTTCTTTTGTTAGTTCTCTAATTGTTCTGATACTTTTGTTAGTTGGTAAACATAATATATGTAGTTTTTCGATATTTTGTGAATCCCATATGTATGTTGGTATAATTATCATATTATCATCTTTAAATAAGATTTTATCTTGTTCTGCTATTCCATCTATAATATTATAAATCCAACGATCAATTTCTATGTCTCTGTTAGATAAAAAAACTAAATATTGTTCATATGTTTCTCTCTTATTGTTATTTGTATGATGTTGTTTTAATTTGGTAATGTCATTACAAACAATATATTCTCCTTTTACTTCTGTGGTTGCTTCATATTTTTTAAATGAATCGTTTTCCATTATCGTTTTAGTTATTTGTATATTTTTAAATGATACTACATTGTTTGGAATAAATGTTTGTATAGTATAATTATTAATTAGTTCCATATTATTTACCTACTATTATATAGTAATTTTCCTTTAAATTATTTTATTTGGTTAGTTAATCATATATGCTCTTACACCTTTTAACATTTCAAACGCCGATTTTACGGCATAAAAAATAATTAAAAAATGTAAAATCAATAGGCGTGCTTATCTTTTTTGTTTCTCAACGCCGATTGTCTTACTTAACCCTGTCTTTTTGTTTCCACAGGTGAAAGACGATGCTTGAAACTGAAATTCTACTGGTCTTGTTTGGTTATGTATCCAACATTCAGTTAAGTTCAGTATATTTATTGCAGAATTCTTATCCCTTGTTCTAAATACGACATTTTTGTTTTCGCAACTCACGCAGTTAGAACAAGTAAATAATCTGTAAATTTCTCCTCCATTTTTATCTTTGTAATGTTTCAAATCTTTTCTACATTCACAGCATTTTTGAGATGTATAAAATTCATTAATAGTTATTGTATCATACTTTTTATGAATTAGTTTCCTTAATCCTTTATTCATTGTAGGCATAGTGTATTTCATTTGTGAAGTTCTACTCCAATTACCATAACCGATTAAGATATTTTCACCAAAAGTTTCCTTAATTTTATTCAAAAAAGTATCTACACTTTTCTGGCCATAACTATATTGACGAAATGTCATTTTTCTCCAAACTTCTTTCTTGTAAAATTCTATGGTTTCTTTATTTAACTTATCTTTTTCTACAAGATACATTTTAAATTTATCATAATTAACAGATTTACTATTTTGTATTGATAGTATTGTTTCTTTTTCTATAATTTTATGTTTCTTCTTTTCTTGTAATAATATTCTTTGATTTCGTTTTCCATAACTTTCTATTTTTCTTTGTGATGCAGTATATTCTAATTTGTTTCCTTTTTTATCCATCATATACACTAATGAATGCTTACCAGGGTCGCAACCAACTATATTTCTGTCTTTCAATGTGTCTAATTGTTCTTTGGATAAATCTTCTATGGTATGAAAATCTTGTTCTTGTAAAACAGGAACTCTTGAACCCCATTTTTTATCCTTCAAATCTTTTCTAATGAAAAGCAAACAACAACTTATTCCGTCAGTTTGAATTTGATTATGGAACTGATAATATTTATTCTTGAATATTTTATTTTTCATATCCAAGAAATTATCCCATATTTCATTTTGGTTTTCTTTTACATTACTTAACAATTCACCCTTCTTCGTTTTATTACCTTCTTTGTCTTTTTCAGGACAAAATAAATTTATAATAGAAGCAGTATCTAAAATAATATGTTTTGGAATAATATTGTTTCGTAATGGTAATGGTTGAAATAATTTATTTTCTTGTTTTTCCAATACAGAGTTCATATACAACATTCCTTTCAAATAATCAAATGGTCTAACTTTAATATCATAGTGAATTGACTTTTTAATTTCAGCAGGTAAAATATTCGGTAAATGAAGTTGTTTCCAGTTTGAAAACATAACATCAGTTTCTTCTAATGATAAACATTTATTTTTGAATTTAAATAATGTTGCCTTATCTTCTGTTATTTGATTTGTAGTTTTGTTAATAAATCGTAAAAAGTGTTGAATAAAATGTTCTTGAAAATTATTATGTAAAGAAGTATGTATTTGTGTTGCTAAATAAGGCAATAAAAAAGTGGTATTTTTCAAATTAGTTTTTTCGTGGTTCAATAATGGTTGGTATTCAGTTTTGTAAAATGCATCTAATAGTTCTAAAAGTTCAGTATCTTTTCCTTTCTTTCCTCTATTATCACGAGTTCCTAATGTTTTGATACAATACAAAATAAATGTTTCATCTATGTTTGGTAATGGTTGATTTTTGGTATATTTGTCTAAAATATATAACCTAATAAATTGATAAGTATGAATAACTAAATCGTTCATTTCAAAAACCAAATGGTTTATTACTGGTTGTGTTGTATCACAATTTAGTAAAATCGTTTTTAGTGGAATTTTGAAAGTTTTGTAAGCAGATTTTTCATTATTCCTAAATTCTTTGAATTCTTCCTTTTTCTTTTTCTTAACTTTCATTTTATATATATTATAAATATTTTATTTTTAAGTTAATTTTAACGCAAAATATTTAAATATAATTTATTTATAATTAGTATATTTATAAATAAATGGAAATACCTAATGAAGCAGAAATGAAATATCAGTGTGAAGTGTGTAATTATAAATGTATATATCCAGCACACTGGAAGCAACATATAGAAAGTGAAAAACATAAAAATAATGGAAAAAGAAAAACGAGAAGTGATAAGGTATTAGAACCCAAATGTAAGTATTGTGAATATAAAACAAATAATTTGACTTGTATGAGGGTTCATTGTTTAACTCACCATTCAACAAAAGAAGAAAGAAAAAAAGAGTTTAAGTATTATTGTGATAAATGTGATTTTGGAACTTACGCAGAAATATTATTTACACGACATTGCGAAACAAAGAAACATTTATCTTAAATAATATCCTCTAATGTGTTTTGATGCATAACACGAATTAGCATAATGACCTTCTCTACCGCATCTAAAACATATAACATCATTATCGTATTCTTCTTCATCATCTTCACTTTCATTATCTTCATTATTATATTTACAATTCTTTTCATGATATTCACATTTCTTTTCATCAATAAATTCTTTATCGCAATATTCGCAACACCAAATTATTTCTTCTTTGCATTCTTTACAATCTTTCGCAAAATGTCCTGATTTTCCACAATTAAAACATTTATCATTTGTTCCATTTTTCATTTGTGTTAAATGGGTTTTAGTTGATTGTTCTAATTCTACTGAAACAAATGAACCACCTCTAACATTATCTATCCCATATTTATCCATAAACATTCTAGTATATTTATCTTCATCATAATCATCGCAATTTGGTATTAATTCTATCATTTTTATTGGTTTATATAGTTTAGTCCATGCTGAACCATTTGAATTAAAATGACTATCTAACCTAAAAGAAGGATTAATAGTTTTACCGACATAAAATTTACCTTTTTCTAATTGTAGAATATAAATATATACCATTTGTAAAGTGTATAATTAATTTATTTTATAATATTTATTTCAATTTTATAATTAAATATTATATATGCCTACTCATAAAAGTAATGATTATAAATTAACAGCAGTTCAATATTATTTAGTTGAAGATAAAACACAAGAAGAGGTTTGTAAAATTTTCAAATGTTCTCCAAGAAGTTTAATGCGTTGGGTAGAAAGATACAAAAAAGAAGGTAATGTTGATATTCATTATAGAAAACCAGTTGCTTATAAAGTTAAAAAAGAATATGTAAAATTTTTAGTAGATGAAATAAATAAAAATAAAACAATCACATTACAAGAATTACACCAAAAACTCAAAGATAAATATAAAAATGTGGATATAAGCACTATGCAACTTTTTAGAGTTGTTCGCGATAATAATATTACTTTGAAACTTACAAGAATTAGACACGAACCAGTAAAACGATTTGGGAAAGATATTGATATAAATTCCAAAATAAAAGAATTTTATGATGAAGTGAAAAAATACAAAATAGAGGATATTATTTGTATTGATGAAACAAGTATAAAATCATTACAAAAACGAAACCATTGTTATAGTAATAAAGGTAAGAGATGTGTAATAAAACACAATCACAAGAAGTATTCAAAAAATATACTGGAATATTTGCTATTTCGGTAAATGGTGTGATACATTGGGATTTATATGAAAAGGGAGGAATAAATACAGATAGGTTAGTTGATTTTTTAGAATATAACATTACAAGTAAATTAAGGGATAAATTAATTATTTTAGATAATGCTTCATCACACAGAAACGAAAGAATAAAAGCATTGGTAAATAAACATAATAATATTTTATATGCTGTTCCATATCAACATTTCACTAATTCCATAGAAAATTATTTTAGTATGTTGAAATCTAGATTACAAAAGTTAGATGGGTTAAAATATGAGAACTTGAAAGAAAATATAAATAAGGTAATTAGTGAAATACCGAAAGAAAAATATGAAAATATATTTAAGGGTGCTTACGAACGACCAGAAAAATATGTTCCAAAGAATAAAACAAGAAAAGTAAAGAAGAATTACAAATAATTTTTATATAATTTGCTCTATATAAAAATCGGCGTTTGAAATGTTAAAAGGTGTAAAAACTAAAATATAAAATATGTCTAAAAAAGAAGTAATAAAAATTTTCCAAAAAGTCGGGGCCAAAAATGAAAATGGACATTTTTAAAATGTCCAAAATTGAAAAATCAAAATACTTTTCCAAAAAAAACACTAAAATCTCATTGGCACGTAAATGCTCTCAAAATAAAAAATAGCAAAAAAAAAGTGTTACTATAATTTTTTTATTTTACCCGAAAATAATTTAGGAACTTTTCTTGTTTCATATTATGAAACAAAATGAAACAAAAAAAGTTCCAAAAAGTTCCGGAATTTTTCATTGTGAACTATGTGACTATTCATCGTCTCGGTTAAGTCAATATAATAGGCACGTCTCAACTCAAAAACACAAAAAATGTGAAAATGAAACAAAAATGAAACAAAATGAAACAAAAAAGGACGAAAAGTTCCAATGTGATTGTGGAACTATATGTAATAGTCGCACGACATTATGGAGACACAATCAAAAATGTAACAAAAAAGAGGAAATACCCAATAAAAATGTGGAACTAGAATTAACCGATAAAGAAATTATAACGGTGTTACTTCAGCAAAATGAAAAACTGTTTAAGATTATTGAAAATGGACATACAAATAATAATGCATGTAATATTATTAATAATCTGAACAATGTTGGTAATAAAACCTTTAATTTAAATTTATTTTTAAACGAAACATGTAAAGATGCGTTCAATATAATAGACTTTGTTAGTTCTATCAAAGTTACATTGGAAGATTTAGAAAATACTGGTAGACAAGGATATATAAGAGGAATAACTAACATATTTCTAAAAAATCTAAATAATTTAGAACATCATATGCGTCCATTGCATTGTTCAGATGTTAAACGTGAGATATTATATATAAAAAATAATAATGAATGGACAAAAGAATTTGAAACTAAGCCAATACTAACAATGGCAATAAAAACAATTGCAAATGAAAATATAAAACAAATAAAGAATTGGAGAGATAAATATCCGGATTGTACAGATTCCGAGTCAAAGAACAACAATTTATGGTTAAAAATTGTTAGTAATTCGATGAATGGATTAACGGAAGAAGAAGGTATAAAAAATATAAACAAAATTATTAGCAATGTTGCGAAGGAGGTGGCGATTAATAAGTGAACAAATTGTACAATTA